AGATAGCGTCGATACCGTCGCGGATTGCGTCCTGTACCTCGTCGCCGCCGATAATGTCGCGTACTAAATTTAATTTAGGCATTTTCTTTCACTCCTCGTAGTTCTTTCATTGGTAGGAACACGTACTCGTGGCCGTCATGCTTGACTGGCTCGCCGTCGGTATATGGCGCAAAATACACCTCGCAACCAGTCGCATTTTTATATATATCGTGTAATTCCTCGACGGCATTTACATTATGCTCATCGGCTACCAGCACGAACTCAACAAGCGTACCCTCGGTGCGCTCGGCATACTTTTCTTTTTCGGTCGATAGTCCCGATTCGTATTTTTCTTTGAGGCGTACTAGCGCGTAGCCTGGCAATGGTTTTAGCATTGTTTACCCTTTCTTTGATTACTGTCCATGGCACGATTATACCAGTTTTGTTTGCCAAAAGAAAATAGCCCATACAACTGCTTACAAGTGGGTAGGGCTATTCTCTAGTCGTGGCTGGAAGAAAGGGTTAATTTTCGTAAACCAGCCACGTTACCGATTATATACTACAGGCTTACAAATGCCCAGAAGTATGCGTTGGCAGGTACAGCAACCTCGGCAGTACCGATAACGGTTGTGCTACCAGCGACAACGCCACAGTATTGGTTGGCCGCAAGGCTAGTCGCAGCGCCGTCGGCAATTTTCACACCAACCCTATCGTTGAGTGAGATAGTTTTACCGTTCACACCGTTGGCAAGGTACTTAGCACCGCCGACAGTCAAGATACCGTCCTCGTATTTAGGTGCGTTACCAGCCGTCACAGCGTCGTCAACGACAACAAGTGTCGCAGCAACAGGCAGTGCGCCGTCTACTGTTGATGTTGAGGCGGCGGTTGCTGACTTTTCAACAGTGGCATTCGCTGCAAGAGCGACTGCACCGTTTTTAGCGTAGCGATACCTACGACCGTCTTTAGTATGCGCGATTGTACCTAGTACGTGTTGTTTTACCGTGCTGACCTCGTGTAGGTCGGAAGCGGTAAGTGTAGCTAAACCTGCTGACATGATTTTCTCCAATCATTTAATTGCTTTACATATTCACAATACCATTGAACATCGCCTCGTCGGCCATTTTGTTCAATGCTTTTTAGCGACGATTCCTATTCTGGGTAGTTCTATCAGTCCAACGACAGTTACTCGGCTCGTAGTTGCCGTTATTGTCCACTCTATCGAGCGACAGTGACGGGTCGGGCTTGACCCCCATATCGTCAAGGAAATTATTAAAAGACTCTAGCCAACGCTCACAGACAGTAATACCACGAGCGCCGTAGTATTTATATATTGGCAGATTTTTATTCATACACCTCTGTATCATGTTCATGTATGCAATATACTCTGGGCTACTCGACCTATTATGGCGCACGGCTGTAGTGAATTGCTCGAACTCGCTAGTGCGTATATTGCGAAAGTAATGGTAATTGCATAATCCACGTATATGTGTGAGTTCCGTACAGCCAGGTACGCCACAGATATTTTTCTTTGTTCGTACGTATTTCATATAAAAATTGTACTATAGAAAAACCTTACAGGCAACGACTCTGTTCTATATAAGATTAAACTAGGACTAAATCAGTCTACTCTTATATAGAACAGCATTGGCTTTTGAAAGATTATGTACACAAGCACTTGCGTTATGGTTCGGCCGTGTGGTATCATCAGAACATTGCAAAGGTTTCACTACAAGACAAACCCTTGCACTACACTAATTTAATTGCTATACTAATGGGGTAGTGAAACCGCCCCTGTTGTATACGGGGGTATTTCTTTTTCATGGTAGACGAACAAAGAGCAAAAACAATGCGAGAGCGACTGGGCGAAAGAGCCTCGGCGCTCATACCGCACGACAACTGGCTGCCACGTGCCAGGGCGGTACAAAAAATGGTCGAGCCAGAAGAGTTCGCCGCAATCGTTGAAATGGCGCACCATGCCGACAAGCCTGCTCATTACTGGGCGCGCATTATTGCAAAAGATAGAATAGAGGCCACGCTGAAATATGTACGACGCTTACTCAAGCGTTCCGTAGAAGCCATGTCATACGTGGCGCGCAAGATTGGCAACACCACCAAGAAGTATCTCAACTACATTGGTGATAAGATAGCAGAGGGGCATTACCCTATGAACCAAGTAGTAAATATGGTCGAGCTGGCCGCCGCCAAAAAGCAGCCAGACCGATATTTGATAGGAATTTTGAGAAAAGGTTATGAGCATGCAGCGCCCCAAGTTCGTAGTTAGGTGGACAGACCAAGACGGAAAAAATCGCCGGCGCGAATACGATGACGAAAAAGAGGCACGTAAGGCGCGCGATTGGCTACTCGAAAAGGGTGCGCCCAGTGCTGATGTTGCTATAAAAATGGGCGAGCGTGAATATACCACCGACAAAACAGAGTCGTCGTCGATGTTCCCCGGAGCGCAACCGGTCCAAGAAAATCTTTTGTAAAATACTTGCTTTTTATGAACTGCTCGTGTATAATGATGTGCAGATAAGTAATTAAAAGAAAGGGTTATACTTATGAATATCACAGTAACGTACGTTCCGAGGACATACGACATTACCGTTCGCGGCGGTGTGTTCGATGATGATATATTCGACCTCGACTGGTGCAACCACGCCGGCGCAGAAGTCGAGGAACTCACCTCTGACGCAGGACTCGATACCGAGCGTACCGAGCAAATAATGGTGTGCGACAAGTGCGAGGCACAGTACATCGGCGAGGAGTGGGTACGATGAGTGAAGATACCGGCCGAAAGATTCTGGCCGCGCTCGAGAGGCTTGCCGAAACACTCGATGTGCTTGTAATGGCGCACGACGAGCAGACTCAGGTAATCGAGGAGGTTCGCGACCTGCTCGACAATGATACCGAAACCACCACAGTAACAACAATACCCGGATTCCCAGCAGACCCACTCGAGGGATTCCCTAGTATACGAAAGGAAGAAAAATAATGGCTCGACAGATAGATGAGGCACTACTCGCTCAACTCAAAAATCCATTCCCAGTCGACCAAGTAAAATGGCGACTTGGAGCAACCAACCAAGAAAAAACTAAAGGTATTGCGCTGGCATATATCGACTCGCGTGATGTTCAAAAGCGCCTCGACGAGGTACTCGGTATATCGAACTGGCGCGACTACCTCGACCGTGTCGACGGTGGATTCGTAAGTGGTATCGAGATTCGCATAGGCGATGAGTGGATTCGACGCAGCGACGCAGCCGGCGACACCAAAGTAGAACCGCTGAAAGGTGGAGCGTCGGACGCATTCAAACGTGCCGCAGCAAAATGGGGCGTTGGCCGATACCTGTACTACATGCCGAATATCTGGGTGGAAATCAAGCCGGTGGGAAAAAGCTATGCTATCAAAGATAAGCCGTCGCTACCAAAATGGGCGCACCCTCAAGAGAACCTAGAGTCATGGGAAAAAATGCTCGAATCGCTGGCCGAGGGTAGCGTGGGCGCTGATGACCAAGAGGTACTCTATACCCAAGACCAAGTGAACGAAATACTAAAAGACGCAATGGCCGACAAAAAGGCTGCCATTCGCGATAAGCTCAACACTCAGATAGGGGGTGACGATGAAAATAATTAGATTATCACAGAGTGACGACCGTGAGGCATGGCTCGAGGAGCGCCGCTCGAATATCATGGGTACGAAATACGACAAGGTCGCACCACTGTCACGCAAAAAAGACGGCACAACAACACCGGTAGGATTCTGGGACTTGCTCGCTGAGTTCATATCTATTGCACCCGACAGCAGTAAAAAGAGCATGGACAGAGGCCACGATGTAGAGAATAACGCTATTATGGGCGCTATTGAATTACTCGGTATCGACCCGAATACCGTCGACCTAGACCCAGGCATGTGGGTGGCTGATTACAATGACCATATCGGCAGCTCGCCGGACGCAGCAGAAAAGGGCGACCAGCCAACATTCGCAATCGAGGCCAAGTGTTTCGATAGTGGTAAGCACCTACGCACGATTATTTACGACGCGGTGTGCAAGCGTATCGACGACCGTGAGTTTATTGCCGGCCTGCCACCAGTACTATTCGAGGTATTGCCGGACATTCCGAGCGTGTACAATCCAATCAATTCTGTACCAAAAGACAACCGCTCGCAGGTGGTACATTATTTCGTTACCAACCCCGACCAAGAGGTGGTATATGTTGCGCTGCACGACGACCGCATAGCATTGCCGAAGTACGAAACCTACGTCATCACCGTTCGTCGGCAAGATGTCGAGGGCGACATTGCGCTGCAAAAAGATACGGCCGTTCGCCAGCTCGACAAAGTCACGGAGTTATTAAAAGCGTTCGAAAAAGGCTTGTTTTAATATAACTGCTCGTGTATAATAATAAGTGTCAAAGTAATAAAAGAAAGGGAAACTACTTATGGCAGACAACAAACCAGTAGAGGGTGAGATTGTAGGCGGTGAGCTTGCAAGAATCATCGACGAACAGGGACTAAGTGCCGACAACCGCAATGCGCTTGTCGAGGCATTCGGTGGACCGTTCAATGAGGCCGGCGAGATACTTGCCAACTTCTCAATCGACGAAGAAACTGGCGCGCTCGTACCGGGCGAGAATGCTATAAAAATCACCGACGTTACGCAAATCAAAGAAATGTCGGAGGCTCGAGAAATGCGACTCGAGTTGCGCAAAGCTCGAATCACTATCGAGAATAATCGCAAAGACCTCGGCTCGGAGGCACTCAAATATACGCAGGCTATCAACGCCGTAGCGCGTGCATTGAAAGAAAAAATCGAGCCGGTAGAAGATTACCTCGCCGAGCAGGAAAAGTTCAAAGAATTAGTAGAAAAGGCACAGGCTGCCGAGCGACTGACTGCACGTACTGAGGCCATTGCCAAGTTTACCGACCCGGCACTGTACAACCTCGCTGATATGCCAGAGGAGTCATTCCAAGACCTACTCATCAAGCTCGACCGTGAGGCGGCTGAAAAGGTAGAGGCAGAACGCAAAGCCGAGGAAGACCGGCTCGCTGCACAGCAGGCCGAGCGTGAACGCCAAGAAAAAATTGCCGAGGAAAATAAGCGATTGCAGCGTGAGGCCGAGGAGCAGCGTATCGCCAACGAGCGCAAGCTGGCTCGAGTCAACCAAGTTACTGCACTCGGTATGGTGTGGAGCGAAAGCCTACAGGCCTACAAACTCGATGAGCATAGTGTATCTGCACAGGACATCGTCGAATTGAATGATGTAAAGTGGAAAATCGCACTATCGGAAATCGAGAAAAAAGTCGCTGAACAGCGCGAGGCGGCCGCAGCGGCCGAACGTGCAGCACAAGCCGAGCGTGAGGCTGAATTGGCCGAGCAACGCAAGCAGGCCGACGCTGAACGCCAACGACGCGAGGAACTCGAGAAACAAGAGGCAGAGCGCAAAGCGGCCGAAGACAAGGCAGCAGCCGACAAATTAGCAGCTGAACGCCAAGCCTTGCTCGCACCGGACAAAGATAAGATTCGCGCAATCATTCCAAAATTGGCCGCGATTAAATCTGAGCTACCGGCAACCAAAGAAGAAAAAGCCCAAGAGCTTGTAAAAACGATTGACGCTATGCTCGATAAGGCAGTAGCATTCATCGAAGAAAAGGTGGAGGCACTATAATGGCAGAGTTCGAACTACGCGACATTGTCGCACCTATTCGCAAATATACCAACAAAGAGGGGCAGGAAAAAACCGAGTACATCAAAATCGGTACAGCCCGGGTGAGTGAACACGGTTCGCAAATCCAGCTATTTATCAAAAGCACCCCTCTGAACTGGGACGGCGCAGCGTACGTGAACAAACCGTACGAGAAAAAGTCGGACGGCGACAAGCCTATGACGCAAGCACAAGCCCTCAATGGCGGCAAAGATGTCGTACTCGAGGACATCGACGATAGGCCAATCGACCTGTCGGAAATACCATTTTAACAGATTAGAGT